AGCTCTTCCCCGATCAGTGCGCGCTTTTCGCGCACGGAATGGTAAAAAGTGAAAGGTAGGGGTTCTGTGAAGATTCGGGACCGCATCAGAGACTTCCGACGGGTCAAGGCGTCGGAACTCACACCGAATCCTCGAAATTGGCGGACGCATCCCCAGGCGCAACAGGACGCCCTACGTGGCATCTTGGCCGAGGTTGGGATTGCCGACGCCCTGCTGGCCCGGGAGCTACCGGACGGCACGCTGCGGCTGGTGGACGGGCACCTGCGAGGGGACACGGCGCCCGACACCGAATGGCCGGTACTGGTGCTGGATATCAACGATGAGGAAGAGGCCAAGCTGCTTGGGACGCTGGACCCGCTGGCGGCGATGGCCGAGGCGGACCAGCAGAAGTTCGGGGAGCTGTTGGCCGAGATCGAGACGGAGAGCGAGGCGGTGGAGGCGATGCTGGCGGAGTTGGCCGAGCAGGAGGGGATCGACCTGTACGCCCCGGGGGCCGAGGTGGAAAGGCCGCCTGTGGACCTTGGGAGCGTCACCTACCGCGTGATCGTTTTGGTTGCAGACGAAACGCAACAAGCCGGCCTCATCGAACGATTAGAAAGCGAGGGGTTTGAGTGCCTACCCTTGATGTCCTAGTTGAAAGCGGCATTGATCTAAGCATACGCGCCCGCCAGGTGTGTGGGATGTTTGATTGCCCGCCCGCAGAAAAACAACGCTTGTCTTGGAATGCGACGTTACCGCTCGATGAGAAGTCGTGGTCTATCGGTTTGATTGTCGGCCCGTCGGGTTCTGGCAAGTCTGTTTGTGCCCGCGCATTGTGGCCAACCGAATACGCGCATTCTCCGCACTGGGAAAAGGCTACGGTAATTGACTGTTTCGATGAGACAATCGGAATTGAAACGATCGCAAAGGCTTTGAGCAGCGTTGGGTTTTCAACTATCCCCGCGTGGCTTCGTCCATTTGACGTGTTAAGCAACGGGGAGAAGTTCCGGGCCGAGGTTGCGCGGCGTTTGATTGAAGCGAAAGGGATCATTGTCATTGACGAGTTTACGAGTGTCGTTGACCGTCAGGTTGCGAAGGTGGCGTGCCATGCGGTGCAGAAATTCACAAGGAAGGAAGGCCGGCAACTTGTGGCCGTAACGTGTCACAACGATGTAATTGATTGGCTCCAACCGGACTGGGTCTTCGACCCGGCGGAACTATCGTTCCGATGGAGGTCCCTTCAACAACGGCCAACGATATCCGTCGAAGTGGCGCGAGTGTCCTACGAAGCGTGGCGACTATTCGCACCGTTTCACTATTTGACGGCCAAACTCCACAAGGCGGCGCGGTGCTATGGTCTTTGGGCGAATGGTGAGTTGGCGAGTTTTGCGGGCGTGTTGCACCGGCCACACCCGCGGGCGAAGAATATCAAAGGGATTTCGCGTGCCGTGACGTTGCCGGATTGGCAGGGGTTGGGGTTGATCTTCGTCTTGATGAATACTATCGCTGCGGCTTACAAGACGATGAGTTTCCGAATGCGGATGTATCCGGCTCACCCTGGCTTTATCCGGTCATTCCGACCGGTTGAATGGCGATGCGTGAAAAAACCGGGGACGTATACGCTGCGGAAAACAGGAAATTCAGCACCAGGCGGCACGATGGAGGGTAGCGCACAACAACGCCCTTGCGCCACGTTTGAATACATCGGCCCGGCGATGGATCGGCGAAACGCGGAACGGTTGATAACTTCGCCGTCGGCGTTTTCGATGAAAGACATGGGCTTGGAGCCGAGGCTTAGCCGTGAATCGTAGCACGAATGGCAAAGAGAAAAAGCAAGAGAAATGAACTCCTGTCGGCCCTTCAGACGGCAGAGAAGCGGGTCGCAGAGTTGCGCGATCTGCTCGGGTTGCCGCCTCGGGCGTGCGTCGTGGAGACGCAGGCGGACGTTGCGGCGTTTTTCGGCGTCTCCACCCACACCGTCGACGCATGGCGGCGGACGGCTCCGGTCGCGTTGCCCGGTGACCGAGGGCAATACGACCTGAAGGCGTGCTTCGAGTGGTGGCTGATCCACGGGCCGGGTCGGCGGGGAAAGGGCAGGCCGCCGAAGGGGGGCGACGAATTCGACCCGTTGATGGACGTCCAGGACGACACGCCGGCCTTGGAGCGCTGGCGGCTGGCACGGGCGAAGAGTGCAGAACTAGACCTTGCCGAGCGACGGCAGGAAATTATCTCGGTAGAATTGTTTCAGCGGATGGTTGAGGTGGCCTTCGTTCCGTTGCGGCGTTTTGCTGAGGAGCAGATTAAGGAACACGGGAACGGTACGGCCGATTCGTGGGCAGAAGCCGTCGAGGAATTTGAGAAGGAAATCGAAAGTGTTATTGGGCAGCCCATCGACGACGACGGAACGGAGGCAGGCAAGGCGATTGTCGAGTCTGCTGATCCCTCAGCTGCCGACGCCGATCATTGATTGGGCGGAAGCCCATATCCGGTTGCCACCGCCCGGCCCCTACGCTGGGAGTATGTTTCGTCACAACCGTCACCCGGTGAGCCGACCGTGGTTCGAGGCATTGCAATCACGAAAGTGGGTACGGCATGCACTTACGGGACCGGGGCAGAACGGCAAGAGCATGTTCGGGTTCGTGATCCCGACTTGCCACAAGCTGTTCGAGCTTGGGGAGACGGTATTCGTCGGCATCCCCGATATGCGGTTGGCGGCCGAGAAGTGGAAGGTTGATTTCCTGCCGACGATCGAAGCGAGTTTTCGCGCGATGCTTCCAAGGAAGGGGCCGGGCTCGCAGGGCGGCACGATCAAAGACAGCATCACGTTTACAAACGGGGCACGGCTCAAGTTTCTGTCGGCTGGCCAGGGAGACGCAGGACTAGCCGGGTCGACAACTCGCAACCTCGTAATGACGGAGGTAGACAAGTACGATACGGCCGGGACAGTATCACGCGAGGCTGATCCGATTCGGCAGATGGAAGCCAGAACAAACGCCTTCCGTGACTACGGCCGGCAGATTCTCATGGAATGCACCGTCTCGATCCTTGAGGGCCGAATCTGGCAGGAGATCACCAAGGGCACGGATAGCCGGCTCTACCATCCATGTCCGCATTGCGGCCATTGGGCGACGTGGGAGCGGTCACACCTCGTTGGCTGGCAGGACACGGCCGACGAATTCGAGGCGGCAGACGCGGCCAAGTGGGAATGTCCAGCGTGCTCGGGCACCTTCGGCGAGGAAGAACGCAAGCAGATGCACCGGCAAACGCTGCTTGTGCATCGCGGGCAGGAGGTAACGCCAGAGGGTGAGGTTACTGGGACCGAGCCGCGGACAGAGACGTTCGGGTTACAGTGGTCTGCGTTCGACAATCCGTTTGTTCGCACGTCGCGGCTTGGGCAGGAAGAGTGGCTCGCTAGGCGTGCGGTCAACCAGGACTCAGCAGAGCGGGCGGCAAGGCAATTCATCTGGGCGATCCCCTACGAGCCGCCGGACGTGGACATGACGCAGCTAGATCCGGCAACGGTAGCCGAACGGCAGCACACCACGAAGCGTGGCGAAGTACCCGCCGACACGATCGGCATTGCCGTTGGAGTCGATACCGGCAAGCGGCGGCTGCACTGGTCAGCCCACGCAATTCTTGCCAACAGTTCGGATGTTGTGGTGGAGTACGGCGAGCAGAAGACGCCGTGGGAAACGCTCGGTGTGACGCGAGCCCTCTTGCAAGCCCTTGGGGAACTCAAGACCTACTGGGACGCCGGGTGGCGTGGCGATGCCGGCCTCGTGTGGAAGCCCACGCAAGTATGGATCGATAGCGGCTATGCGGAACACCAAGCGGCGGTCTATGCGTTCTGCAAGGCGTCCGGCGTGAAGATCTATCGCCCGACGAAGGGCCAGGGCCAGAGCGTATTTGGCGGTGGCGGACGATATACGACGCCGCGGGAAAAGGGGGAACTGGTCCGCTACATCGGCAGGGGGATGCACGCGACCTACCAACCGGCTCACGGCGTGCTGTTGATGTCGCTGGATGCCGACGCATGGAAGGCCGAGTTTCAAAGCCGGTTGAAGATGGAGCCAACGGAGGCTGGGGCGATCACGCTCTACGCAGTAGCGGATTCTACAGACCATGCCGACTGGTGCGCCCAAGTCGCGGCTGAGCGGCAGATCGAAACACTACAGGGCGTGAAGTTTGAGACGTTGCGCCGGGCGAACCATTGGCTGGATGCCGGCTATGAGGCGACGGCCGCCGGCGAGTTCATTCGGGCAAACGCTCCGCAGGAAGGCCAGTTGCGACCGAAGCCACGCAAGACGTTGGCTCAGATGGCAGGCAGAGCATGACGCCATCGAAGCCGCCCAAATCTCTCCGAGAGATGGCCGACGATACCGCGAAAAGCGAGGGTCGCGCGGGGATCAGGTGTAGGAAGTGCGGTTGTGCGGACGTGCGAGTCTGGTACACCCGCCCCGGCGATGGAGTGGTGAAGCGGATGCGGATGTGCCGGAATTGTGGGGAGAAGTTCCCGACCCACGAAAAGGAATGTGGGACGTGAGGTGGTTGCGAAAACCGGGCATTCGGGCAGGCATTGTGACCGTATTCCCGCCATCAAAGCCGAGCCACGGTATCTGTTGTCGCAGAAACAAAGCCTCTGCGCAGGCATTGTGACGCGATCCAAGGCGTCCACGTTTTTGTAGTATTCGGCGTCGCAGAAACAAAGCCTCTGCGCAGGCATTGTGACTACTGGCCGCCGATCCTGAGCAGACCGTTTTCATCGACGTCGCAGAAACAAAGCCTCTGCGCAGGCATTGTGACAATAGGCATGATTCCCTCGCGTTGTAATCTAGTAGACGTCGCAGAAACAAAGCCTCTGCGCAGGCATTGTGACGGATGGTGTCCTAAGTGCCGTTGGGCGAATGCCTTCCGACGCCGATTGCGAGAGGTCCATGTTTCCATGCCCTTTCGTCCAATCCACCAAGCCCCAAATCGCCGCAACTCCTTGTCACGCAACATGCGAGTGCTCACCGGGTTTTTTTCGCCACCGGACCGCTCGCAAAGGCCAGCAGGTTTCGGGCAGCGTTGTAATCCTGGTCCCACGTCTTGCCGCACTTGCCGCACGTATGGACGATTTCCACGCGGGCGTCGAATCCGTCGATCTCGCCGCAGGCGTGGCACCGCTGGGTCGTGTACTCGGCCGGAGCCGAAACGCAATCCGCGAAACGCTCCCGGATACATTCGGCCAACCGCCCCGGCGATGCTATCACTCTCTGACGTCGAGCAGCACCTGCCTTATCCGATTCACCGACTCCAGCACGACGCCCCATGTCTCGCCAATTGACTGCCTCCAGAACGGCCACCCGGTATCGGCGGGCCATCGCCGCCGCAAAATTTCGGTACAAATCCTTGAGCCACGCCACGGCTTTTCGCCGCTGATTCGCCTCCCACTCGTACAGGTGCTTATCCTTTTTCCGCCACGCCTCCAAGTCAGCGTAGATCGATTCGTCGCCCGCAAACCTCTGGTCCCGCCACGCCAGCACGACCGAAGCCAGCCGGGCAGCTGACCGCCACTGCCGCAGCGTCCTGGTCCGCTCGGTAAGCCAGTCCGGGGCATCGTTGCCGGAAAGCCACTCGCCGAACCGGGCAATCACGGCATCCAGCCGCGTGTCTCGAATGCCCCGGAGATCCTGCGCCTTTTGCCACCGGCCCACATCCTGGATCGGCAGTACCAGTTCTCCCGATTCCCCGTCGCTGCCGGCCCATGCCGCCACGCGAAGGCCGTGGTCCAGCAGCCGCCATCCCAAGTCGATGCCGATCTCGCCCGAGCCAGCTACGTCGGTCTGCGGCCACACCTGCCGGGCAATCACGAAACTCAGCATCCACTGATCTTTTGTTCCGACTCGTCGGCGGTGCAGGTACACCCACTTGATCCGGCAATCCGCCGGCAGCGACCGGTGCATCACGAACGGCACGACGGCCCACACCGGTTGGCGGTCGTCGTCGGACCCGATCCGCAGCCAGGCCTTCGTTCTTTTCAGCCCCCGGGACCGCTTCGACCAAGCATCCTCCGGCAGCGGTTCGACGATCAGCCGCTTGTCCTCCCCACCGAATGCGTCTTCCGGTGCCAAGCCGCCCTGCACCTGCACGGCGATTCGGCCCTCGCCTGTCCAGCGGAGAAACCTAGGGGGCCGCCCTTTGCGAAACGACTGGCATCCCTGTTCGACGGTCAGGTACGTTCCCCAATACAAACCGCTTTCGGCCCTCGCTTCCCGCTGTTCGGCCGCCGCGCGCTGGTCGATGCCGGTCAGTGCATCATGTGTCCCCGAGTCGGAGAACACCACATCGCGCAACGCCTTTCGCTTTTTTCGCAGTGCGGCTCTCTCTTTCCGCAAAGCGGCCAGCTTCGTCTTTTGCTCGGGCGTGGCCTTCTGCCGTCTGGCCTGTTTGTTGGCCAGCTTGATTTCCGCGGCGGCTGATTCGATCGCCTGGTCTGCTTCCAGGAGCTTCGCCTCGACGCCCGGCAGTTCCGGGGACAAGGTGACGACCATCTTGTCCGTTTGTTCGCGGCGGCGTAGTTCGATCTCCGCCAGTGTGTTCCTGTATCGGTGCCCGAGCCAAATCTGCTCGCCAACACGTTCGCCGTTGACTACCGGCGCCTTGGCCCCGTAAGCGTAGATTCGGCTCGGCTGGCTTTCGTGTCCAAACATCATACACCTCCGGTGTTGTTTGTCTGCCAAATTTTGGCAAGCTCGGGTTGGCGTCGCATGGCCGCAGATACCAAGCCTCCACGCGGCCCCGAGGCCGATCAGTTTTCATCCGATCGAGACCCCGTCCTAATAAACCCCTGAGACCTCCGCAGAGCCACAATGGCTCTGGCTTCCGACGCCGTTACAGCAAGAGCCGACTGCCAGCGGGTCGATTCAGAGCGGTCGCGTTGCGGTGTTATTCCGTTTTTTAGGCAATACTTACGCAACGTCGAACGATCAATGCCCAGCTCGGTGGCTAGGTCTTTCAGCAAGATGAGCCTGCCCACGGTGCGATCCTCCACAAGGTTCTGCTAGAAATGCCTTGCCTGAGTATACCGTGCCTTGCCTCTGGCAACAAGACGAATCGCCGAAAATTCCACCGGTGGAACGATTATCGGGAAACCACTTGAATGCCGTTTGCATCCGGCCGCCGAGTGGTATAAAGACTGGCGACGGCGGCTGATCACCGCCCCAATAACCTAAGACGCAAACAGACGGCCGTGTGGGGCCACACCTCCACGCGGCCGTTTTTGTTTGCGCACCGAGGAGCAGGCATGGCAACACCAACGACTATCGACGAAGCGATCGACCAGGCTCTTCTGCTGCCGGCCATCGTGACGGAAGCAGGCCGTGCAATTACCGAGCGGCCGTTGAAGGATCTACAAGACGCACGCGACCGCGAGACCAGCAATCGGGCTGCGGCCAAGCCGCATTTCGGGCTGCGATTTACGAAACTGATTCCCCCTGGGGCTCAGTAATAATGGCTTCTCGCGTAAGCTCTATCCTCGATCCGCATGGCCGCCCGATGCAACGGGCCAACGGAAGGCCACGCCCGGAACTCGGGGATCTGCTGGGGCGACCCAACCACCGGCGAAACATCGACGCGACCTACGACTCCGCCCAGCAGTCGGACGACACCAAAAACTACTGGGCCGCCGCGGATAGCTACGATGCCGATTCGGCCAACAGCCGCGAGGTCCGCGAGACGCTGGTCAAGCGATCACGGTACGAAGTCGCCAATAACGGATTCGCCGACGGCATCGCGTCGACGTGGGCGACGGACCTGATCGGCCGCGGGCCATCGCTGCGGATGCAGACCGCCAGCGAAGGATTCAATGCTCTGGTCGAGAGGGTGTGGAACTCCTGGACCAAGGCCACTCAGTTTCGCCGCGACCTGTGGTGCATGGCCCACGCTCTGCACGTTGACGGCGAAGGGCTGGGGGTGATTCGGATTGCGAAGACGATCAACGATCCGGTCAAGCTGCGTTTGCGTCTGTACGAGACCGAACACTGCCAGACTCCGCTCTTGGGCTACAACGAGCAGGGCCGCATTGACGGCATTTGGTTCGACGAGAACGGTGTTCCGACGCACTACGACATTCTGCGGGAACACCCCGGCTCGGCGACCTACGCCCGCACAATGCTCAAACCGGACAAGGTGCCCGCAAAGTACGTGCTGCACTGGTACAAGATGCGACGACCCGGCCAGCATCGCGGAGTACCGCAAAGCACCAGCACGCTGAACACCGGAGCCGCCGCCCGGCGTTGGCGTGAGGCCACCTTGGCCGCGGCCGAGACCGCGGCTGACTTCACGATGTTTCTGAAGACTCAGTTCCAGCCGGACGAACTCGACCAGGCCGAACCGTTCAGCACACTCGAAATTCAGAAGCGGATGATGACCGCCCTTCCGAACGCATACGAGCCGTACCAGATGCGGTCGGAACATCCGAACGCGACATTCGAGTCGTTTCATCGTTCGCTTATCAATGAGCAGGCTCGTCCGAAGGCGATGCCCTTCAACAAGGCCGCCTGCGATTCGGCCGACTACAACTATGCGTCCGGTCGGCTGGATCACCAGACCTACTATGGATCGCTGGACGTCGAGCGGGAGGACTGCAACGACCTTGTTCTCGACCCGCTGTTCGACGTGTGGTTCGATGCAGCCGTCATGTATTACGGTTGGCTTGGCGGCGACCCTGACATTCTGAGTCCGGCGGCAAAGGCTCACCTTTGGGACTGGCCGAAGCACGCCGTCGCGGACATCAAAACGGAAGCATCGGCCAACGACACGCAGCTAAAGAACGGCAGCAAGTCGCTGTCCGCTCTCTACTCGGAAGCCGGCAAGGACTACGAGGACGAAGTAGTCAAGCAGGCACAGTCCAACGGGGTAACACCGGACCAGCAACGCCAGATCAACATGCTGGCCAATCTTCCGCAGCACATTATCCCGGTCGTGGGGGCACTTCTCGGACTGCCTAATTCAACGGCTGGGGCGATACCACAAGGAGCAAGCGGTGAGCAAACCCAAGAAGAATAATCCGAAGATCATCGCCATCGAGGCTCCCGTCACGATCACGCCGGCGGAAGGTGAAGGCGCAGGCGGCCCACCGTCGTTCGACGTCGTGGCGTACACGGGCGGCGCGTTGGACCTCGCCTGGTGGGATGCCCCGGTCATCGTGGACTTGAAGGCGATCAGCTTCGGCAAATCCCTGGTGGCGAACCTCGATCACGACGTCAGCAAGCGAGTCGGGCACGTTACCGCCACCAGTAAGGCCGACGGGCAACTGAGGCTGGGCGGCAAGGTGTCGGCGGCAACCGATGCGGCCCGCGAGGTTGTCGAGAGTGCGGCCAAGGGATTCATCTGGCAAGCGAGCATCGAAGCGAACCCCGACGAACTCCTCGAGGTCGCTGCCGGCAAGGTTGTGAAAGTCAACGGGCGGGAATTTACCGGCCCGCTGTATGTCGCCGCGAAATCGACGCTCCGCGGCTTTGCGTTCGTCTCGCATGGCGCGGACGACAATACGAGTGTTTCCATCGCGGCCGAGGCCGCCAACATCGAGGAGAACGATATGGAACCGGAAATCAAGGCATGGGCGGAATCTATGGGCCTTGACGTTGACAACGCGACGCCCGAGCAGGTCGCCACCATCGAGGCGAACTACAACAACCGGCAACCGCCGAAGAAGCCCGACACGCCGACCTTGACGGAAGGCATCGAGGCGCGCAAGGCCGAGAAGGCGCGAGTCGAGGCCATCACGGAATACGCGCTGAACGCTTGCGAAAAGCAACCGTTTCAGATGGACGCGATCAAAGATTTGGCACAGACGGCCATCGACAAAAAGTGGGGCATCGACAAGTTCCGCCTGGAGCTGCTTGAGGCCAGCACGCCGGCGGGACATACGGTATGGACTAAGCGGGAACACGGCCACCGCCTCACCAATCGCACGCTCGAAGCCGCCGTTTGCATGGCTGGTCGATTGGAAGGCCACGAGCAGGCGTACCGCGACGAAGAGTTGCAGGCGGCACACGATCGCTTTCCTCACGGCATTGGGCTGAATCAGCTCATCCTGCTGGGTGCCGAGGCTAACGGCTACCGCGCGAATCACTCCAGCGTTGTTACGTTGGAGGCCCAGCGGGCCGCGTTTGGAATGATGGGCCCGCAAAGCATTCATGCCAACGCTTTCAGCACGCTCTCGATTCCGAACGTGTTGAGCAACACAGCCAACAAGTTCCTCCGCGAAGGTTGGGACGCGGTCGACATGACACCGCTGGCGATTGCCGTTGTACGTCCGGTGCGTAATTTCCAGCAGATCACCACTGTTTCGCTCACCGGGCATCTGATGTTTGATGAGCTTGGTGCCAGCGGTGAAATCAAACACGGCACAGTGTCGGACTTGACCTACACGAACCAGGCCGACACCTATGCCCGAATGCTGGCGATTACCCGCAAGGACATCATCAACGATGACTTGGGTGCGCTGACGGCCGTGCCGCGAAGGCTGGGCCGCGGAGGTGCGTTGAAACTCAACGACATCTTTTGGGAGGCGTTTCTCGACAACTCGACCTTCTTCGCCTCCGGCAACAGCAACGTCAACACCGGCGTTGCCGACATGACGGTTGGCGGCTTGGAGGCCACCGAAACGATCTTCCTCAACCAGACCGACCCGGACAGCAAGCCGCTTGGCGTGATGCCGAAGATTCTGCTTGTCCCGACGGCGCTCAAGGCCGCGGCCCTGGGGCTCATGGCTTCCGAGCGGATCATCGACGGCACGTCGACCGGCCGGCAAGGCGACGCGAACATTTTCCGTGGCCGATTCAGTGTCGAAAGCTCGCCCTACATGAGCAATTCGGCTTACACCGGCTACAGCGCGGCCGCGTGGTACATGCTCGCGAGCCCGTCTGAAATGCCGGTCATCGAGATTGCCGCCCTGAACGGCAACGTGATGCCGGTAGTTGAGACGGCCGACGCCAGCTTCAACGTGTTGGGCATCCAGATGCGAGGCTACTCCGACGTCGGCGTGGCCCAGCAGGAATACCGCGGCGGCGTTCGCGCCGACGGCGGCTCATCCTGATAGGAGGTGAAAGGTGAAAGTGACCATCCTTCGCAGTCCGGGCACGGCTTGGAACTGCAAATTGACGGAAGGCCAGACCGGGACGGTCGACGACCCGATCGGTCGAAAACTCGTGGCGGCCGGCATCGCGGTCGAGGTGTCTCAGCCGAAACCCGATCCTCCGAAGCAGAAGGTGGAAACGGCTAAAAAAATCACGACCGTCCCGAAAGAGCCTGCGATCGCAGAAAGCAAGCCGGCGTCGATCGTGGCTCCCGCGAAAGAAGAGCCGGCGGCAAGTGAAGCCGACAAACCCAAAACGTCGCCGACGAAATGGCGAACCTCGAAACCCCCAATAAACAAGGAATCCTAAACTATGACCGCAGAAGCCGTATACCTAAATCCCGGCGTGTCAATTGATTATACGCCGACCGTTGCCATGACCGCCGGCGAAGTGCGGCAACTGCCGGACGGCCGTGCCGGGTTTGCCCCGACTGCAATCGCCGCAGCGGCGAAAGGCGCCGTGACGGTGAGCGGCGTCGTGGAAGTGCTCAAGACCGCAACTATGGTAATGCTGAAGGGGTCGAGAGTCTTTTGGGACCACTCGGCCAACAAGGCCCACCTGTTGCAGGTCAACGACCGCGACTTCTATATGGGGATCGTCCAGGAGACGGCCGCCAGTGCCGGCACGACGGTCAAGATCGCACTCAACGCCGACCCTCGCTACACGATCAGCCTTGGCGACGGGTTCGCTACTGTGCCGATCGGCGTGGCCGGAATCAACCATCGAATCATCGGCCATGCTGAGGGTGTGACGATGATTTTCGACGCGACGGCCGAAGCGCAGAAGATGGACGCCTTAAGCCATCGCGGCGTGGCTGCTCTTTCGCCGTGCCTGGTGGAGGCCGAGATCTGCATCAATGCGAATGGCAGTGGTGGGGCGGTCGATCTCAATGTCGGCCTGGCCAACGACACCCATGCTACCGATGCGGATTCCATCACGGAGTCGCTCTTCACGCACGTCGACGGAGCCAGCCTCAACATCCTCGCGGAATCGGACGACAACACCACCGAGGTCGCGGCGACGGACACTACCGTTGATGCGGTGGAGGGTACGCCATTCCTCGTCCAGTGGGACTTGGCCGACTGGGAGGACATTCAGATGTACGTCAACGGCGTCAACGTGCTGCCGGCTTCGGTGTTTGACATCTCCGCCGCGACCGGGCCGTTGAAGCTGCTGGCTCACATGGAGAAGACGGCCGACGCCGCGACCGGCAACGTGACCGTTCGCCGGCTTGGCTTGCGGCTCCGAGAGGAGTAAGCGATGCCGTCCGTTTTCGCCACGCGATTCAACGAGAACGCCTCGCCGAGATTGAGGGCTATTCTCGGCGAGGCCGTCGCTATTTCGCGTGGTGCGTCGTCGACGTCCGGTGTGACTGCCACATGGCTCAGTGAAGGGTCGGAAATTCAGACGCAGACACAAATGGGGGTCAAGACGTCGTTTATCGACCGTGAGTGGGTCATCCCCAAGGCGAATTACCTGATCGGCGGCTCGGCCGTCACGCCGACGGCAGGGGACCGACTGACCGACGCGGACGGTACGGTATGGGAATTGATGGCCCAGCCCAACATGCCGGCGGTAGAGCCTTACGGCGGTGGGCTTCAGTGGCTCTTGCGGACGAAACGGATAGCGAGTGCGTGATGGTCGGAGTGCAAGCGGGAAAGCGATTTACACCGAAGCCGGTGCAAAAGGCTGCCGAGAAGGGGGCCTACGAGAGCTTCCTGCACGCCGGCCGAAGCATCCGCAGAGACGCTCAGAAGAGTATTCGCGGCCGTAGCAAGCGGGGCGGAAAACCTGGACCACCCGGTAAACCTGTCCGCACGAAACGTGGCCGAGGTGGAGGGTTGGCCAGAAGGGCAATCCTTTATAGGGCCGACAAAGAGGGGGCCGTCATCGGATTCGCCGCAAGCCGGATCGACCAGGCGATGGAAGTACACGAGCACGGTAGGGTTCGCGGCGGCGTGCGATTTCCGCAACGCCCCACCATGCACCCGGCACTGGAACGCAACTTAGCCCGCTTCCACCGCGAGTGGAGAGGGGCGATTTCCTAGGAGTTTGAGATCATGTCGAAAAAACGCAAAGGCCACGAGATGGTCGTGTACTACGGCACGGCCGGCAGTACGGCGGCTACGCACATTGATGCAAACGTGGTGGACGTTGATCCCGGCGGGGCCGATTTCGATTTCGTCGATTTGCCGAGCCGCGGTGACGGCACGGCCCTTCCGGTGATGGACGAATATCCCGTCAAGAAAAACGCGCAGCCGACGCTTTCCATGGTCTACCACGACGGCGATGCGAACATGACGGCGTTGCTGGCAGCCGCCGATGCAAACCCGCCTGTCGGAAAGGCGTTCAAATTCCTTCGGGTGGCCTCCGGCGAGGTGGCTTTCGACGGCGATTGCTGGATCAAGTATTCCAGCCCAGGCGCCATCGCGGACGGTCAGACTGTCGAATTTGAACTCCATCCCACGTCAGCATACGGTCGCGATTTTGTGACGACCTGATGAGGCTGCGGGAAAACACATATAGGAGAATCTCACGATGCCAACGGCACAGAAATCATGGTCGTTTCAATTTCCCGGTGTGCGGGCGTTTTCGTCGGACGGGACCAACGCGGTGTCGTTCGTCGGGGGAGTCACGGCGCAGCAAACGCTTCCGGCGTTGGTTGCGGCACAGACTGGGACACTGACGACACGCACCGACGACGATACCGGCGTTGCTACCTTGTCAACCGGGCACGGAATCGAAACGGCCGATGTGGTCGACGTCTACTGGGCTGCCGGCGTCCGCTACGGAATGACTGCTACCGTGGCCACCAACGCGGTAACGGTAGACGGCGGCGCGGGCGATGCCCTGCCGACTCAAGACACGGCTGTTACGGTTGTGGTCCAAACCGCTATCGAAATCAACTTCGACGGCGACGATGCACAAATCGTCGGCGTGTTCTACTCGAATCCGAGCGACACCGGAGCCAAGGCACACCTGGACCTGCAAGACACCGGCGATGCAAGCATCGAAGAGATTGACTTGGTTCATGATACGGCCAACGGTGCCGATGCCGGAATCACTGACATCGCAAACGGCGACACCAACGTCTACACGGGAAACCGGGTAACGCATGGGGCCGCATCGCATGACT